GCTAGGATAAATCGAAGTTGTGGAGTAAATTACACCGTTAGATTTCGCATATCCACTATCTGGCTCATTTGGCAATACAAACGAAACTGTATTTTGAGTAACGGAAGTGACTGTATTAGATCCAATATAAGGATCTTGGATTACGCTAAAATAACTACCACTTAGATTACCGTTGATATCAAAATAGAACAACGTTCCAGGAATATCTTTAATGAGAACTTGGATACCCAATTGTTGACCCGTTACTGGATCATTTTCTACATCTGTGATATTTTTGTAAGTAAAGACATTAGTGTTTTCCTTATCAAAGGTAAACTCTAGTCTTCTATCTTGATTAGAAACATCAGAAGTATCAAATGTATAAGCATGACCATTAATTAGATTTAAGTTTGGCTCTTGACAGAAAATAACCGCATCAGTTACGATTGCTTCATTTGGAATCGAAGAACCTGTGGGAATATTAAACTGGAATCTTCTCTGAGTTGTAGCACCAGTTACAACAAAAGTTCCATCATATTCAGATGGTTGACAACCAGTAACAACAACTTGATCTCCAGCTTTGAGGTTGTGAGAAGCACTAGATCTCAAAGTATATTCAATCAGTACATTATTTGGAGTAAGGCTAAATCCATTACCATTACCAATGTTCAGATTGTTGGCTGTCAGTTGCTCACCAGCTCTATATCCAGAACCAGCTTTGGTTAGAACAACAGAACTGACTTCTTGATTACTGTTGACAGTAATCGTAAATTCGGCACCCTCTCCAGAATCTTGACCATTGAACAGTGGGACATTAAAGTAAACGCCTTCGGTGTATCCACTACCAGCAAAAAATACCCAATCCTGATCGATCAGGGAGCCAGTCTTAAGAACGGTTCCAATATCAACACTAAATCCGTTTCCACCGCCACCACCAATCTGTGCGTCATTTATTGTAAGAACATCTCCGTCGAGATATCCTTTCCCTTGATTGGTAATAGTAATCGCAGTAACAGCACCACCACTAACGGTGATATTAGCAATGGCACCAGAACCAGAACCACCACTGAGGCGTCTGCCATTATAAGTGCCGTTTAGATAATTTTCACCACCAGTGATTGTCAGTTCACCTTGCTGGATTCTACCAGGACTGCTTTGGTAATAATCAGTGGCATCAAAGTAACTGAAGTTATATTTGTTATTAATGATTTTGACATCAATGTCTTTATTGATGTAATTGTCAGTAATACTTACATCAACAAATTCATCTGGTTTGATGAAATGTGGTTCCTCTGTGGTAATAGTAGCCGTGATAACATCAGTGTCGTTATTAACAGAGTATACCAACCCGCTAACGGTTTCCCCAGTGATTCTACCAACACGAGCAGAGATTCCACTACCACCAGTGCTAGTTTCGTCAAAGATGAGTCGGTCATTAACTTTATAGTCAAAACCAGCACCTTCAATCAAGTATTGATCAATACCTGAAGAGAAATATCTATTTGTAGCAGAAACATAGAGGGAATCTGTCTTACCGCCTTTGATTGTTGGGAAGTAATCATAGTAGCCAATACCAACATCATCAAATACCAAGTATACTGGTTCGGTGCCACCATTAGCAAAGTTCTCCAAAATAATTGGAGTGGTAGCATCTTCCATCGCTAGCAGGAATTCTTCTGGATCGCCAAGATCTTTTCTGCGAACAACAGATTCATCAACTGCGATATATGGAGCCTTATAACGCACAGCATCTTCAGTGAATAGACGCTGAAGACCATTACCAGTCCAGTTGATATTATCTGCTTGAGAGTAGAAGTCTGGACCGATAAAGTAAGGGAATTTGGGGTTACCTGTTGTACCGTCAATCGCACAGAAGTATGCGTATACACCACCAGGATACTCTGGAGTTACACAGAAACGACCGTTGTAGCGATCAAGGTCACCAGACCCTTCAAGATATTCGTAGTCTTCGATGTAAGTGCCCATACGGTCAGTCAGACCCTGTACAAGCGCATCTCTGCTGGTTCTCAGCCTATAGCTGGAAACCATCTGCTTGTATTGGTTAAATGGGTTTTTGTTCTCTCTATCAGCGTATCCATAAGGACCATAGATGGGATGACCATCAAAAGCCCAACCAATGATAGGTGAGTGTCTAGTTGGATTGAGTTCTGAGTTGTTTGCGTCGCTAACGTTATCCTTCAGCAAGAAGCGAAGCTTCTTGGGGTTGTACATATATCCATATTCACCACCATATACCGCAAAGTTAGATCCTCGAATGGAAACTCCATTAGCAGCATCAGCAACTTTATATGGAGACATCTGAGCACTTGTCAGACCGAATTCTTCTGGAGTTGCGGCTTTGTTATAGTTAAGGACAGGCAGTTCTACTTGGAAAGAAGCACCTGTACCAGGATAGACAATATCAACAAATGTCTTACCAGCGGTATATCCAATACCACCATTTGTGACTCTAATAGCAGTAACTTGCTGAGAGTTGGAGTCGATCTCAGCAAACGCCACGGCACCTACACCATCACCAGTAATAATAACGTCAGGAGGACCGTAATAGTTTGTGCCACCATATGTAAGGATGATAGAAACAATTCTTCCATTAACAATGGAAGGATATGCTACAGCACCTGTACCAGAAATTAGAGTGATATTTGGTCTTTCGTCGTAATTGGATCCAGGGTTTGTAATAGTAATACCATCAGATTCCAATCCGCCACGAACAACGGCTTCAGCAGTAGCACCACTTCCACCACCACCACTCAAAGTGACAGTTGGTACACCAGTATATCCAGAACCCTCAGCAGTGACACTAATAGCAGTAACCACGCCAGAAGTAATAGTGGCAGTAGCAGCTGCTTGTACTGTAGGATTACCACCGCTAACAGAAACAGTAGGAGCAGTGGTATAATTTGAACCACCATTTGTCACGTTAATCGAAAATACTCTACCAGAAACAGATACTGTAGCTTCAGCAGAAACACCTTCAAGTTCCCATAGGCAGGAACCATCTACAGTAAGGCTACCGTCAACAGCAGTGGGTTCAATTCCACGTTCTGCGGATTTACCACTACCAAGGTTTTTGTATCTGTTACCAACGCTATTGCGAACTCTCTGGTTGATGAAATAGTTAGTTCCTGGTTTCCAGAGTGGTTCAAATTCTACAATAGGTGGATTAGTGATATCATAACCATCACCAGGGTTAAGTACGCTAATTTCACTAACACCACCATAAAGACGGAAATCTTCCGACTTATATGAGAAGAATGGTACACCATTTACACCAATACCAATTTGACCCACTGGAGTTGGGGTCTTAGTTGATTTTGTAAGTGTGGTTCTAGGAATACGTTTCAGGTAACGTTGGTTACCAGGATCTAGATCGATACCTTGGGCAAATGGTCCAATTCTATGGCTAGGCAAACCACTAGAAGCGATGATAGCATTGTCATCACTTCTGTAGGTATTTTGGACATCAGCAGGAATATTTTTAACAATGTTGTTGATACTGGTGTCAGTAGAGCTGGATTTTGCGAATTCTCTAGTAATCAGGAAATCGCCGTCAACACCAGCAATAGGAATGACATTTAAGCGAACTGTAAACTGAGTATCGTTCGCAGTACCAATAACATTGAAAGTTTGGTTATATACGTCTTCTGGAGCATTGAGAACAACAACTGTGTCATCACGACGTAATCCGTGAGGCTTTGAAGTTGTAATCAGAGCTTCTACTCTTCCCTGAGAGTCTGGGGAAGATAATTCAATTTTCTTACCAGAAAGAAGCTTCTTAACGTTGTAAACAAACGAATCCCAGATTGGCTCTAGAGAATCAAAACCAGGAGCGGCAGGAGTAGTGACTTTAGAGTCTTGTACGTAGTATTTGCCACCATTGGTGAGGTTGACACCTCTAGTGCCACCAAATACAGCAATGTCAATTCCACTTTGATCTACATTAGAATATCCGTAAATACCAAACGCCGAAATGACTTCAGAACCAGCTAAGTGTGGACGAGCCTCAGTATCCTGCCTAGAACGGGTTACTCCAAGAAATTGAGTTACAGTTTTGTCTTCATACTCAAAAATTTCATTATTAATACGGAAACTTCCGTTAGTCTCTGGCCAACCGAGTGTAGAGTCAACAGTAACAAATCTTTGGTCGAGATTTGAACTAAGATCTTCGGAAAGAACAGTTTTATATGGTGTGGTGAATTCACCTTTACCATTTTCAGTATCTACATCTAATTCGTAGATTTTACCGTCTTCGGTAAAAACTTCTACAACAGTTTTGACGTAAATGCGGGCATCCCCTACATTTGGGTCATTAGGATCAGCATCTTGGTACAAAACTTCCCCTGTAAGTTCTACGGGGTTACCAGAGATGGCTTTGGCACGAATAATTTCTCTGGTGCTATAGTAAGCATCAGATGGTTTGAAAATTCTATCTTTAGGGTATAGAATTGTGGATTCTACACCAAAAAGAACCCTCATCAGATATTTGAAGGATCTGGAGGTTCCTTTAGCCGCATAGAAGTCTTTCAGTCGTTTTGTGACTGAAGAATCCCTAATACCCTCAGCAAACTTATTGGGGAACGATTCAGAGAACTGATTTCTGAATCTTTCAAGAATAAACAGCGCAAAGAAGTTATTGAGGTTAATTACCTCAGATTGGAACGCATGTTCTGCTGGTTCGGACTCAGCAAATGTATATTCCTTGATTAGACCGATATTTGTCGTAGCGTGGAATCCACGAACACATCCTCTAAACTGTGTGTTAGTTTTTTCCCTATAATATATAATTTCTTCGTCAATGAGGATCAAACCCTCAGATGGAAAGTCTTTAGTGTTTTGTACGTCAATGATGCCCGCATCAATAGACACCAAGCCTGCGGTTACTGTAGATTCGACAAGATCATTGAGATTGTCGATATTATAGTAGTCATCAAAGTTCCCAATGATGTCCAGGGGATTACCCTTCAGTTCTTGGCTCCTATAGTAATACTTTAGGAACTGAATGAAGTCAGGATAATCTTCTCTGATAAATTGAGGTAAAAATTCCTCAACTCTATCAGATATTCTGTCTTTAACATCAGGTGAGACTGTAGCGTCAATGGGAGAGACTCCAACCGATGTGGAGGGAGTCTGCCAAGACGCTACGCGCCAAGATGACCTTTCAATTGCCATTAGGGTTTAACTATAGCTGGACTCTGGGATAATACCTGTACCTGCGGTATTAGAACCGCTCGCAATCTCATCATCAATTACATTTACCACTAGGTTATCTATACCCAATGTCAAATAGGTTTCTCGGAGTGCTACGAGATCATTTGACTCAGGTACGACCGAAAACTGGAGAATATTTTGATTGCTACCAACAACTTCATCAATGATCAAATCGTTGATAGTGATTTCTCCTCTTTCATAATCAACACTTCCCCAATTGCCCCCAATATACTGGGTAGCGCCATTTTCGGTAATGTAGAAAAGCCTTACAGTACCGAGACCATCATCATTTAGGTAATATGTAAAATTGCCACCATCCACTCTCTTAAAACCATTAGAGGTGAAACTTGGCGACTCCAATTGTGCGTTAATTCTATTACCAAAGCAAATAGTATAGTTAAAACGCTGATTCAGGGATACGGTAACATTTTTTCGCATTCTGATGCGAGTGATGTTTGATGTAACCGATTTTTCAGCATCGTCAATGATTTTCTGTAATTTTGAATACTTAAATTTGCCACCAAACTTGTTAAACTCCTTAGTTTGGTTAAGGGACTCCAGAGTCGTGAAAATGACCTGTTTGAGCTCCTCCTGGGAGCGTCTGGTGACGTTTGGGTTAAAGTATACGAAAGAAGTCAAATCAATATAGACTACAGATGGATCTATAATCTTTGGCTCGACTGCTCCTACAGAATAGTTGCGGATTTTCTTAAGAACTGCCTCTTTTTCGGAAATTGACAGTCTGTCAGCATTTTTGGGTTTAATGGCAATCATAACTTTGCCATATTCGGGAGGATCTGCTTGCTCTCCTCCGAATGCGACAATTGATTGGACATTTGGGTAAATTTGAGGAATAATCGACTCATAATCCTTAGTAGTTACCGCTCTACCGAAACTAGAGTAGAATTTGGGTGCGGAATACTTAATAGAAGTCACAGATTCGGCTTCTGCGCCACCATCGGGAGCAGATTCGAGTGTCAGAGTGATTCCAGACGTGATTGGGTTGTTACCCGAGTCCTTAATAGTTCCAGCAAAGGTAAAGTCGTCTAAACCATTAGCACCAGAACCACTAGAAAGCGAATATGTCGCTTCAATGACATCACCATTCAAAAGTTTCTCCCCGATGATGCCATCACCGAAGATAAGTTCAAATCTTCTGTACTCAGACTCTTCGAGGAAGAAGTTTTTGCTAGAGTTATCAACTGCGGTAATATCAGTAGCCAAAAGATAGGCGTCAGTAACAGTTCCGCGAGTTACTTCGATCTTTAGAGTAGAAGTATCAGCTTTTTCGTTTCCAAGAATAAATCTTTGGCGCTCAGAAGTGTTTCTGACAAAAGTATCCTTAATGAAGATGCCCTCATAGGTAACAACATCATTAAAAGTCGCAATACCGTTCAGAGTATTGACAGAAACGATCAAATCTTTGGGAATTGAGAAAATATAGTTCGTATTTTCCTCACCAACGAAGCTTGCGAAGATTCCAGCGTTGATTTGGACCGCTTGGGGGTAAGGAAATGGAGTTTGGATCTCAACTTTGAAGGTAGCACGCGCAGATCTGTAACTTCTTGGCGTATAACCGATCAATTTAGCCAATTTTACGACATTTTCGCGCAAAATTGCGCTATCAAGGAAATTTTCGTTGACAATGAGGTTAGAACTGACCGCCGAATAGTAAGTATTGTAGGCGAGAACGTCTAAAAGGACCGAAAGTGACGATCCTTCAAAGTCATAATCCGAAAATTCGTCTTGACCAGCAAGATATGCCTTAAGTTGGGCTTTAATCTCGTTAAATTCTAACGAGTTGACCTGGGTAAGTGCCATTATTTCTTGAGGATGACTGCGATGTTGTCAATAACGTTTGGTAGACCTGTGATGAGATAGTATATCTCTACGTTGAGATCATTTTGGTCCTCAGTGAAATTCACTTGAACGTCATAACATACAACACGAGGTTCATATTCATTGACTAAGGTTTTCACCCTGTCCTCAAATTGGATCTTATTGCCAGATGACCAAAGTTCAAATAGTGGCGAAATTAGGTTTCCACCAAAAGCTGGTAGAAACGGCTTCTCATAGAAGTTGTAACGAACAATGTTCTTTACAGACTCCTTGATAGCCGCTTCATTCTTCAGAGTGTTAACATCGTCCGTAACGGGATTTTTCCGAAAGGAAAGATCAAAATCCTTAAACGAACGGCTAGTGGATGCCATTTGCCACAACTCGACCTACTGTATTTAGCAGGTTTTCTGAAGGGGCACTATTCCCAGCGTTCCACGTAGTCATCAAATCCATTTTTCCCACCACATTGACGAGAAAGACGATTTGAGGGTGGTTCGTTGGGTTTTGCCTTGGTTGATTTTAGATATTTATCAGCTGCTGGAGAGGTAATTAGTACCATTCCGCTTTTGATGAAGTCGTCACCGACATCTACAGGTGAGTTAGCCATAAAAAATCCTCCTAAAAGTCTCAGAAGAGAACTTTTTAGGAGGTTGCTATCTCCGTGAGTAGTTATTTAGAACTACTTTCCTTGCCCACGGTACTTTTTCCTTGCTTTGTTACGAGAAGTAGCAGCGTATTTGGTGTTTTTGGAGTTGCCTTGACGAGTACACTTGGGCTTAGACTCCAATTTTACGTTGCCAGTTAACGAAGGACGCTTTGCCATGGTCGTTTTTTCTGTGTGTTACCCCAAAATCATAGAGCCAAAGCGGGTTTTTGTCAACTCAGTCCCCGATGTAGACTTTTTTAGCGCCTTCGGAGATGCCATGGTTGGCAACTTTGCTCCCACAAGCGATGTCAGAACCCAATCGAGCGCATTTTTTGCCGTTTACAAAGACCGTATTCGATCCAGTAGTGATTTTTCGCTGTGTTGGGGCGTGAGTAGTGCTGTCACAAGTGTGTGCTGACCATTGATCATCCACTCTACCGACGTTTTGACCGCCCGCATAGACGTTTGGAGACCCCGCAGGGAGGGTTGTAGGGGGAAAACAATCGTGTCCAGTACAATATCCGCCAACAACCGATGGTGTAGTGCTAGCCATAGTGATTAATATCGAGTTTGAGTGAGTGCTGTGCCCAATTTATCTCTACCTAAGTCCCAATTATTCTTCAAAGTCTGAGTAACAGTGAAAGTATAGGTCACGGGGACACCAGAACAGAGGGTAATTACGTCATATGTATAGGTCAACGCCCTAGTGGCACGGAAATCAGGCTTGTATCTGATGAATGTATCCACTGTAGATGGGAAATCATTCTCAAATTGACCACCTGTAGTATATGGATCTGGTTGAACACTGTCTTTGGTGATAGTAAAGATCTCACCACCTTCGCTTTCAGTGCTATCCAACTCAAGTTTTGGTGTGTGAACCTGTTTTCCAGTCTCGTCGTCTCGGTATTCCCATTCCCTTTCGTCAAACAGGGTCTCGTTAAAAGTCCCGATACAACTAATCGTAGGAAGAGTGCTGAGCACTGCTGTGGGTATATACGTCAAACCGCCTACTGGATACCCTGGGCATAGTCCAGGATCGATTCCAGAGGCGACTGAAGGGGTTACAGAAGTCATTTCGACACTGACTAAAACCTCTAATGGAGATGTGTCAGTTGGACATGGCTCAAGGATAACTGTGATCGTATCCGAAAAGGGGACGCCGATCGTAGCATCGTTAAAATTGTATTTGCTTAGGTACGCCATGCCCTCAGAGTTCGCGGTTTTTACGCGATTTTTTTAATCGTCTGTGAGGTGATCTAAACACATCGGAGATGTTCCTACCTCAATGCTATTTAAGCGTTTTTCATGGTCACAGACAACATCAACGAGTTTTTCATATTCCTCAGAGCCTGGACGGCGCATAAGGAGTGTCATGTCATTCAGACGCTTTTCGAGGGCTTCTACTTGACTCTTCAAAAGAAGAATCATATCTAATTCGCTCATAGTGCTTCACAGGATATACACTGCTCTTGTAGATTGTACACTAACTTGTGATTGTCAGTGACAACATAAAATCCGTCTACGGTTTGATCATCAGAAGAATGGAAGCCATAAGTTCTCACTTTCTCGCATGTACCGTCGATACAAAACTGCTTCGTACCTGCGAGATATGAGTGAAAACGGTCATCCAGGTTAATCATAGTGCTACGGCTCCGTAGAGATTGTTTGGGAGCCCCTCTAAGGTAATTATAGAGGAATGTTCTGGTATGACAACACTTAAGTTGCCATTGATACCTTTCTTAACTTTCTTCCAGTAGGCTTCCTTCCTTACCCAGATACCATAAAATTCCTCTGCCGATTTCACCTGCTCCTCTTCTGAAAAATACCTACGGCAAAGTTTTTCAAATTCTCTCGGACGCCCAACTTCAATGTCTACCCCAATCTGCTTGGAACCTACCGCAATCGCGACATAATCGTCACTGTCGGATTTACTCCAATGTACGTGGGCGGGCATATGGCAATTGAGCTTACCCTCTAACCAGTCTGCGATACACAATCGGATTAACTCGGAGTGCGTCACACGGGGGTTATCAAAAAGGTAAACTCGGAATTTTTTCTCGGAAAAAATTTTGAGAATAGGGATCCTATGAAAAAGCATTGGCGTTCGTTCGAGGGGGCGAGAGCAAGACTTTATAGATTAGGCTTGCGGGTCCCTTTTAGCTAGGGGGGGGGCGCCACCAACGGGCGCCTAGTGTGATTCTTCAGAGTGCCCAGCAGGTGCGATTCACCCACTCGCCGTAGCTAATAGGTGCTAGCATGTAGCGGTCCCAGAGGAGGCGCAACTGGTCACGGCGTCGGCACTCGTGGGTGCTGTAGTGTCCAGACTGCCATGC